CTTCCGAGCGGCTGAGGCCGTAGAGCAGCACATCCCGGCTCATGTCGACATCACCACGCGGTAATTGCCGCCCCGCCGATACCAGCGGATCGAGGTGTCAATGGCATCGACCTCGATGTCCCGGATAAACGACTCGCGGTACAGCGCCATCCGGGTGTAGCCGGTCACCGTCAACGTGCCCTGCTCGAGCAGTACGTCGATCCTGGCCGCCGCCGCACTGGCGTCCGCGAGGCTTGCGTTCTTCGAGAGCAACCGCGCTTCAACCAGGTACAGCGCATCTTCAATCGCGCGGCCCCCGAACATGCCCTCATCGACTTCATCCACGAGCGACACAATCACGAACCGCGTCATGGCCGCGGGCGCTTCATCGTGGTAGACGCCGTTGGGGCAGAGCGCGAGCAAGGCGCCATCCGCGCCGAGCTTCGCCGCCAACGCATTGCCGATCGCCGAACTATCCGGCATCGATCACCTTCGTCGCGCCGTGCCGCCGCACCATCTCAATGAGCAGGCCGCGGATCTTGCGCCGGGTAAACGCTACCGTCCGCCCGAAGATATGAAAGCCCGGCATCCGGCCAGTCACATGCGTCACGCCGTTGACGGTGACGTAGTGCCGCGCCTGCGTGCCGTTGTCGAACAGCCACGCCAACGGCGACCCGCTTTTGAGAATCAGTCCGGTGGTGAGTTGCCCGCTGACTTTCAATGGCGCAATCGCTAACTTGTTTGAGAGGTTCCCCGTGAACCGATGCGCCTCATACACACGCTTGACCGTCACGTACGCCGCATTGACTTCGCCCTCGACGACCTTCGCCGCCTCACCACGACAGGCCTCTGGCAACTGCCGCAGCTCTTCGCGAAATTCCTTCAAACCATCCCAGCGCATCGTGCTTGCCATGTCAGGCCACGACTTCCACGGCGACGAGGATCAGGTCGATGCACCGCTGGTCCGGGTTATTGACGCCCGTCACGTTCGCGAGGTGTGTCCGCCCGGCGCGGTCCAGCCACGTCAGTTGGGTCTTCGTCGTCACCGACGGATGAAACGGCACGACCACGATCAGGGTCTCCATGGAAAGCACCGTGCCGGCCGCCATTCGCTCGAGGTCGCGCGCCGTTGCCGGCCGGATGTCGGCGTAGAGCGTCGCCGGCGTGAGCGGGGTCAGCGTTTCCGTGTAGCCGCCCTGACCATCCGGTGCCGTCGTGGCATTGGCCAGACTCACCACGTGGATCCGTTTCCCGTTCGCAACCGTGCTCATGCGAGCGCCGGGTTTCTCGCCCGCACGAGCAGGCGCGTCACGGCCTCCCACGTCTTTTCGGACAACGTCTGATCATCGCCGCGATGTTCGTACAGGTCAGTCAACGCGAGCAGGATCGACGCCGTCACCCAGCCAGGCGCAGTGGCCGGCGACACCCACGCAGCATCGGCGGAGGTGTCGAGGTAGTCGAGGATCACCGCTTCCGCCTGGTCCAGTTTCAGTTGGATGTCGAGATCCCCGGGATCGAGCGCGGCAGTTGTAATCCTTAGGTGTAATTTTGCGGTCGCGAGCGTCACCAAAACGGCGGCCACTACTTCGCCGCCTTCCCGGGGTCGCCCTTGCTCACGAACAGTTCCCAGAAGTCTTTGCCGTTGACGCCGCGGAACTCCAGGCTGCCGTCCGGTGCCGTCGAGTGTGGAGCCACCGCGTCAGGCTTCACGCCCGTCGTGGACTTGAGGCAGTGATACGTGGACCCGCCCCACTTGACGAGGTCGCCGTGGTCATAGGTCCGATCACTGTTGAAGATCCCGCAGAACGTCAGGCCCGCCTTCCCGTCCACACCGTCTTTCCCGGGGGGGCCGGGATCACCCGGCGGGCCGGGTTGGACAGGCCTGACTTCAATGACGGCGACGCGCTCCCGTAAGCCTCCCAGCTCTTTCGTGAGCGCGTCGTCCTGCACGCGTCCCTCGAGCGAGGCCAGCCGCGCCTCGGCCACGGCCAGCCGGGTTTCGAGCACGGCCCGTTCCGTCCGCACGTAGCCCTTGACGATCGTGGCCATCGCCGCGGCCAGTTCGTGTTGCGTCACGTCGTGGCCTCCACGTCCAACGCCTTCTGAAACTCGACGAGGAAGCTCGCTGCCTTGTCTTCGTTGATGTCGTCGGCGCCCTCGTCGTCTGCCGGCGGGAGTTGCGCTTGCGGCGTCGGCTTCGCAAACGGATCATTCGCGTCGCGTTCGGCGAGCGCCGCGAGAGAGTAGTTCTGCTGCTGAGCGAGTACCGACTTCCCGCCGGGCGTCGGCCCGAGGCCGTGATACTTCCACCGCGCTTCGTCCGGCGACATGCCGCCGCCTTCAATCGCCGTCTTGGCGGAGTTCACCCGCGTGATCGTGTCCATCCAGATCAGGTCGTCAATGTCGAACTCGACGCCGAACGGTTTCGGCAGCTCGAGCCCTTCGTCGTGCGCCTTCTCAAAGTTCGTGGTAAGCGATTGAATGCACTGACTGTGGTGCTTGAGGATCAGCGATTCCCAGGTATAGGGCGGTGGTGGACCGATGTCGACCAGATACGGGGCAACGGCGAACGCGCTACACACCTGCTCGGCGGTCATCTTCAACTGTTCGATCAGTTGAGAATCCACCGCCGTCATGCTCAGCGGTTGATACTTCAACTCTCCGCCGAGCACCGCGATCTCCCCATCCGTGCGCGCTCGCCACGACGCCTGTAATTCCGCGGCCTGCGCGGCCTTGATCCCGAGCGGGGCCATCAGGATCGCGGACGGCGTGCTCTTGTTCTGGAAAAACGCCGTCGAACTGTTCTGGATCGCGAGCCCTTGCGCTGCCGCCGAGCCGCACGCGTAGATCGGACTCAGCCCGATCAGGGGATGGTAGGGCGCGACGTAGGTGTCATGGATGATCTCGCGCGCCGGCACCACGATCTCCTCTTGCGGTAGTCCGGAGAGGTCATCGCGACGCAAACGATAGTAGACGGCGCCGTCTGGCGTCACGAGCGGTGTCACGCGCGTCGGGTCGAGGACGTACAGCGCATTGATCACGCCGCGCTGGTCGCGCGCTTTGAGCACATAGGCGTTGCCGTGCAGGAGCTTGGACCCGATGTACTGCTCGACGTACTTGTTGATCGTCTGGTAGCGGTTCGGCTTCCGCAGCACCGGCGAGAAGGCGGCCGACTCGGTTTCGGTCCACACCTTGTGCGAATCCTGTTCGACCAGCCGTAGGCACAACTTCCCGATGTCAGTCGTGATGAGGCGATAGCACGCGTAGACCGCGAAGTACGACAGCGCAGAGCTCGCACTGATTTGCACGTCCCGCTGCCAGGCCCCGGTGAATGGCTCTCTGATCAGGGGCCACCAGCCACCGTTGCTCGACAGCGAATTGAGCTGCAGGCTCTTCGTGCGCGCGATCGTGAACGGGCCGATCTGCACCGTTACTTCTTCGTCTCTTTCGTCTTCGCCGGCGGTTTCGGATCGGCCGGGTAGCCCTTGCCCTGGACCTGAATCGTGGCCACGTCGCCCTCGTCGGCTTCGTAGGTATCGCCGACTTCGTAGTCCTTGCCGTGATAGCTGTGGGGCTGGACGGCTTTCATCGTGGTCGTCTTGGGTTTCTCGTCGGTGCCGTTGTCGTCCTTGTCCTTCGCCATGCCGTCTCCTTTACACCGTGCCGTAGATCAACTGGATGCCGTCGGGGTCCGGCGGGTCCGACTGATAGCGCGTCAACGTCAGCCCGTGCGCCGCCTCGAATTCGTCCCAGGCTTGCCGCACGCCGGGGAACAGATGATGCCCGTAGTCATCGCCGAGAATGAGCCCGCCGGGTTTCACGAAGGGCGCCCAGTACGTCAGGTCCGCCGCGACGCCCCGGTAGCTGTGGTCCGCGTCGACGTAGAGGTAATCAATCGGCTGGGTCCATGTCTGGGCCGCGTTGAACGACGTCGCGGGAATCAGGCGGACGTGCGCGCCGACGCCGGCCTCGACGATGTTCCGCGCACAGGTCACGAGCATCCACGGCGTCGAGGCCCGCACCGACGACTCCGGCGGCTGGACGTCGCCGGCCCAGGTATCGATGCACGTCAACGTCCCGCCCCACCGGGCAATCGATCGCGCCACGGGGACCGCGGAGGCGCCCAGCCAGGTCCCGAGCTCGACGCAGACCTTCGGGCGATGCAACTCCACCAGCCGGAGGAGTTCCGCGCCGTGATTGAACCAGCCTGGCGTCTTCGTCGTGTCGAGCGGTTCCGCAATCACCGCTCGACCTTCGTATAGCCGCGCTTCAGGAGTTCCTCGATCAGCGGCGCCTGCTCGACGACGAGAAACTTCGCCGTCCCGCTGAACCCGGTGGATGCCGGCGGTTTCAGTTCGACGATGGCCTGTTCAGATTGCGACGGTTTCGGCTTCGATTCGGTACGTATGCTGCCCAATGTGCCCCACCTGTTTCGAGAGATCGTGATCGATGTAAATCGTGTGGCCGGCGCGTCCGAGACCGCGGCAGAACATCACGTCTTCGCCGACATCACCGCCGAGTTCATTGAGCCCGTGGCGAAACCACGGCCGGCCGAGATCCGCGACGACGTCCGTCCGCATCAGCATCGCGCCCAAGCCGACATACTCGACGGCCTCAAGCCCGGTGCTGTCTGCGAGCGTCGGCACCCGCTGCCCGTCGCGTGACGCCGTGAACAGTCCCGAGTTCTGCCGCACGAGGTAGTTGCACGCCACGATCGGCGTGTCGTGCATGAACAGCAGGACGGCTGTTTCACGTGGAACACTCATGTCCGTGTCGAGCCAGAGGATATGCGTCGCGCCTTGCTTGATGGCCGCTTCGAGAAACCATTCCCGCCCGACGTGGATGTAGGTCGACGCCACCCACCCGATCGTGACGTCCGATCCCCACGGCCCCCGTTCGCGGGTGTAGGCGTAGAGCTGCGCGACATCGACCGCGAAGGCGGCCGGCACCTGGTCGCGTGTCGGCCCGCCAATCGCCAATCTCATACGTCCGCCGTGGTCAGGACCAGCGTCAGGGTGACGGTCGCCCCGACGGCGGTGGCATAGCGCGACGTCGCGGCGGTCACTTCGACAAGCGCCGCCGCTTCCGTCAACGCGCGGACACAGATCGGTTCGTACGCGACGGAGGTCCCAGCGATCGGAACTGCGCCGTCCGGCAACGTGTACTGCGCCCGGTAGAGATACCGATTCATCCTTTACGTGCCGTTGTAGACCGCGGCCGTGGTGATGTAGGTGACCGCCGCCGTGCGTGCCCGAATCCACGTGATCATGCGCTCCGCGCGAAGCGCCAGAAGATTGCGCTGCCAGAGCGAAATGTAGACCGTGGTCGCGTCCACGGTGTCTGTCGGCGCCGAGTCCATCTGAATCGACGCTTCGCGCGACGCATCGATGCGCACGCCGCCTTC